GTTTGCCGACTTGCAGTTGGTCCAGATTAAACTGAGTTGATCCAATTTTACGATCTAGGTCAGCAATATGGTTAATCATCACCTTCTGTTGATCTGTCAGTTGGTCTTCAGTGTACTCTGTGCCGTTGATCGAGACGGTTTTTGTTTGTTTCTCAGCCATCGTGATCTCCTATGTTAGTGTTAAAATTACCAAGGTACGCCAGATGAGTCGTTTGCTGCGCGATCAATCTGACCTTGAACTTTTGCTGTGCGGTTTGCTTCGATACGCGCCTTCGCTTCGTCGGCTGTTTCGTCGCCTTCGATCAAGCTGTTGTAGACCCAACCAAGCACATCCGCTTCTGTTAGATCAGCGTATGGAATGAAGTCGGGGCTTGATGCGTCATACTCACAACGCAGCTTACCGCCGTCTGTAGCAGTATAAACGGTTTCACCGTCACTTGCCGCTACGCAAGACCAGTAGACGAGGAATACTCCACCATCTGAATCTTTATGCGTCATGTCATTGACGCTCCAAGTACAAGTAATAGCCATTGTTTGTTTCTCCTTTATGGCTGTGGGTTTATAATTAAACCATTTTTCTAATGAGAAGTTTTCCACCCTCAGAAGTAAAACTTCCTCCATTCGTCAACGTAATCCTAATATTTGATCCGCTGTTAGAAGAAGTCATCGTAAATTGTTGAGAGGAAACGTCTACCCTAGTATGGCGATCTGGATTTTCTTGGACATAAAAATGCGCAACAATACCGAAATTTGTTGTTCCTCCATTTCCATGAGCATGAAACGCAAACTCTGCAATCCCATCACCAATGCGTGAAAATGGAATATCAATATTTGCACTGGTCGATCCAGCACTAATGTTTGAAACAGATACGCTATAACACCCTATGCCAGTTTTAGTGCATACTCCATTAGCATAATTTGTTGCAGTGGTTGTCTCACTACCAAAAAGGCCAAGTCGGTTTTCCCCTGCATTCAGAAAAATCACATTAGCGTTGGTGTCGCTCTCAACACGGAAGTCGGTGTCATCGCTGTCATCGTTGAAAGTTGCTTCATAAGACAGCAAATGCAATCTAGCAGGTAAACCAGATCCATTTTTACGGGTGCGGAAAATTAAAGCCCCATCATGGTCACCAGAGGTGGAGTTTTCCTTAATCGCATCAATCTTAGCAAGGGTACGGGCAGACGAACCATCTTCACCTGTAAAGATGATGTTAGAGCCACGACCCCCAGAGGCACCGCCGCCCGTTGCTACAAGTGAAAGAGTTCCGTCATAATCTGATGAAGAACTAGCCTTCCAAGGTGTTGTTATTGAAAGTTTGGGCTGACTGTTGTTTGCAACATCTGAACCTGCACCGATGCGAACAATGCTTGTTCCAGCATCAACTACAAATGCGTTGGCGTTGCTGTCGCTCTCGACGCGGAAGTCTGCATCAACGCCATTTGTGTTGAAAATAGTGCCGTAACCCGCTGTGTTGGCAACTGTAAGACCACCACCTTGTGTGATCTCCACGCTGCCCGTGGAGGGTTGTATCAAAAGATTAGAGCGATCTGTGCTTGCTGTGTTGTGGAGCCTTGTCCAGTTTGTGTTGTCGCCGTTAACATTATTGCGGAAAAGAATACCTTTACCGTGAAAGTTTGCCGCCACTGTGCTGGAAACAGAACTTGTTCCAACGCCCACCGTGTTATTACCCGCATCCACAAACAGCGCATGAGTTTGGCTATCGCTCTCGACGCGGAAGTCTTGGTCTAAGCCGTCTTGGTTGACGACCAACTCACGCTCATTACCACGCAGACGCAAATATTCGTATATAGCCGCGCCACCCGTACCTGATGTCCCGCCACCACGGGCTTTGAACACCATGTCACCAGTGTAGTTGGTTGTACCGCCGACTAAGATTTGGCCTGTGGGATTTCCTGTGTCGTTGTAGTGCCACATATCTATTTTTGTGGTGTCTGTCCCCGCAAAGGTTCCATTGGCACGTTTTATTTCAAAGATAGCCGCACTGGTGTCCCAGTTATACGTCACATCACCCGCACTGTTGTAGATTTTTGCATCGTACTGATCGTCTACCGTAAGCACCTTACCGTTTGCAGCAAGAATAATGGCGTTAGATGTGCTTGCACCACCGTTCTGAATGTATCCATAGTTTTCGTTCGTCGCAGTGTACAGATTAACTCTACTACCCCCCTTCACAGCAGTGGCGGTATTAATCGTAAATCCGTGTGACGGGTTGCTATCAAGAATACCAACGCGGCTATTCCCAGCATCAACAAACAGCGCGTGAGTGTTCGTGTCGCTCTCAATGCGGAAGTCGGTGTCTCTGCCATCTTCGTTAAAGATAGTGTTATTTTCATCTAGGTAAAGACGAGGACGAACATTGCCATTATGACGAGTTTTTAACTCCATGTGCGCAGTTCTGTTAGCTTCTACACTAAAATCCTCATCTGATGTAACAACAATGCTACCGCCTAATATATCATTTGCAGGAGCAAAACCAAGTTGTGTGTAAACATCTGACGCCACCGTAGAGTTTCTTATAAATACTTGAGTTCCTGTTGCATTAGAGCCGTCAAAGAAGCTGTTGTTTATGTCAGCAGAATGAACTTGCAATGCAACTTCTGGGCTTGAACCATTAATGCCCACCCGATCATTCGCGCTATCGACGTACAACGTGTCGGTGTCCACGGCTAGGTCGCCAGAAATATCAACAGTTGGCGCTGTAATTTCAACCTCAGTATCCGCATCAATATCAAGCTGACCATCTCCACTTGAACTTATAGATAATGCACTATCACGGAATTGCAGCGTAGGAGCGCCACCACCAGTTTCAGTTAGCAATAATCCTGTATCAGCAACATGGGTAAGCTGTATTTCAGCATCTGCGCCAAAGTTAATGATCGCGCCATCAGATTGCAGTGATAGATCGTCATCAACAAACAAATCAGCAATTGCGATGTCTTGCGTAAGTTCAACAACATTAGATCCAGCACCAATACCATCTGTAGCAATGATCTTTGTTTGCCCATTTAAAAGAGTAATATTAGACCCAGAGCCTGCGCTAATGGTAAGTGTTTGGCCACCACTGGTGTTATTTTCGATAATCCAAACTTTGCTGGTGGTATTTGGAGCAAGAGTAACAACTCTAGTGGTGGTTAAATCTTCACTAGAGTTTATTTTAAGAGCGAGAGAACGAGCAGCGTCAGCCGCACCATCTGCAATAGTAATGGTTGTATCTGCGTCAGCAATGGTTTCTGTGCCGTAACTAAACGCATCTGCGATTAATTCGAGGTTTGTATTGGTCTTCGTACCCCATGAGCCAGAGTTCTCCCCTGTGGCCATTTCTTCGAGGCGAAGGTCATTTTCATAGGTACTAGCCATGTTGTACTATCCTTTTTTATTAATCGATGCGGATCAAGCCAGCCGCGCCGGGTGATGGGAACACAATGCGGAATGTGCCTGAAGTAACCGTAAAGTCACCGCCGAAGTTTAGAACCGCAATGGCATTGTCGCCTGCCGTTGTGTCATTATAGATTAAAGCGCCAGCCGTTGTGAATGATGCTGATGTCCACTCTGGGTTGTCAAAATCAACATACGCTGTTGTGCCACTTGTGCCAATCACTGGATTGGTAAGTGTTTCACCGCCTGTTGTATATCCATTGCCAGAAGCCACTTCGCCACTGGTTGTATATGCTGTCGTTGCTGCATCTAATGACGCTGATGAAGTATACAGCGCAATCTTGATGGTATCAGAATCCATGTCCTGTTCTTTTTGAAACAAGTCTTCCTTAAAACTTGTACACATTGCTTGAGTAATAGCCATTATAAGCCTCCGTTATATTCTGCTGCGTAGTCTCGCTGCATCTCTTGTACAAATAATTGCACTGCTTCGTCAAATTGTGTCTTATAAAGTGCCAAAGTTTCTCCAGCTTTAAGAAAGGCTGATGCTTCGTAAAGACACGCTGCTAATAACACATTTTCTGCGTTATCTCCAATCCAAGTATTCGCGTTACTTGAACTTAAACCTGTTTCTGGGGCGATGTAGTCAACTTGATAAGTTGATGTTGTGGCGTCTGGAGTGGGCGCAACAGTAAAAGTTGTGCCTCCAGTCGCCGCTGTTTTTGTACTATACATTTCTGGAACGCCTTGAGTTGTGGCGTTTGGCCAGTAATCACGCAGATATGAATCTACTCTGTGATTTAGGTATGACGTTACATTCGCAGTAATGACAGAAACCTGTCTAATCATTCGCGCAGATGGCACAGTATAATCTGTTGTGCCTTGCACCAGTGCCGCTGATGCGTTTTTTCTAAAGCAAGGCAAGTTAGGGAGGCGCTGGAAGATCATCTCTTCAGCCTGTGCTATGATTTGGTCAATGGAAGTAGTCAGCTCTGCGCTGTCATCTTCTAGAAAGTTTTCGATGTTAGCTTTTAGCTGCGTATAATTCATAGCCCATTACCCCATGTTCCGTTACCCCAAGCATTGTTACCCCAACCCACTGCGACATCTACAGACGTTCCGTCACCTATCACACCTGTGCCTGCCACGCCTGTTTCAGTTATTTCTGCAACAGCATCTGTATCAGTATTATCACCGATTGACCCTATGCCGCCAAGACCAGTGACTGGGCCAACAATAATGTTGAAGTCACTGCCAGCCCCAGTTCCGATAACATGAACAGATCCAGCACCAGCAACGCCAGAAACATCTATTTCAGAAACGGCTGTATCTATATTTATCGCGCCTGTTCCAGCAACGCCTGTGATGATTTCTTCTTGCTCAAATATTGATGCACCAATACTGCCAGTGCCAGCGACCCCTGTTGTAACTTGCTCTGCTTCTAGAACTTCAGTTCCAATCGCGCCTGTGCCAGCCACGCCGTCAGTAGTAGTGGCTGTGGCAAATACACCAAGAGCGCCTGTGCCGATCACACTGGTGACGTTTACATCAGTTGATATGATAACTTCATAATTACCAATCGCGCCTGTACCAGCCGCTGCATTGATAGCTGGGTTTGGATAAACTGTACCCACAGCGCCTGTACCAGCCACGCCAGTGACCGAAACGTCCATTTCTACCACAGACCCATGCGAAACCACTCCAAGGCCGTGTACGCCCACTGGAGGGCGATCTTGGACAGGCGTAAAGATGTCGAAATTGTATCCTATAAATACTTCTGCATTTTCAGGATCATTATCTGGGCGCGGATTAAAGAGCGCCGTGGCATCAACAACATTTTTGGCTGGTGTTAGCTGTGGTTGTTTTGGCTCCCAGTCATCTGGAGATACGCGCAATCCATCCCAAGTGGTCATAAGTTCCGTATATGGAACCTTTAGGCCACCTCTGTCGCTTATCGCTTGGGATTTTTTGCCTCTTGCGTATTTTGCCATTAATATAAATTCAGCGCAGTGGGCTGAACCCTCAGAGATACGCCATCATTGTCTGATGCCGCTGCAAAACTAAATGCTCTTTCGTACATTTCGTTTAGCATTGTAAACTTCTCAACTGCAAATTTCATTGCCAACTTGCTTGCAAGCCCAGCGCAAATGCATTCATTCCAACGATATGGTATGTCTGCGTCTTGATTGGATGCCGTGACATCTTCAAGCTGTCTAATCGCCCAATAGACCATACTATATGTTGTTTTGTCTGGAACTTGCCAGAAATATGCAACAGGCGTGAACTGCTTGTCGAGCATATACTGGCTTGGCTTGCCGCTAGAATCTTTGTTTGGCAGTTGGTTATAATCAGAA